TTTAGTCTCCAGGATTCCCGGGGCGGTTCAAACACACCAAATGCATCGGAGTTGATTCATGAAAATCAGGCATGAGCACATCCGCATGGCGATGAATGCCTGGGCGCATCCGGACGGTGAAAAAGTTCCGGCAGCTGAAATAACCCGGGCTTATTTTGAGCTTGGTATGACGTTCCCGGAATTATATGACGACAGCCATCCGGAAGCCCTGGCTCGCAATACCCAGAAAATTTTCCGCTGGGTGGAGAAAGACACTCCTGATGCGGTTAAAAAAATTCAGGCGTTGTTACCAGCGATCGAAAAAGCAATGCCGCCTCTGCTGGTGGCCCGAATGCGCAGCCACAGTTCAGCTTATTTTCGGGAGCTGGTGGAGACGCGGGAACGACTGGTGAGAGACGCTGATGATTTTGTCGCAGTGGCGATCGCTGGTTTCAACCAGATGAATCGTGGTGGCCCTGCAGGAAATATTGTGGCTGTGCATTGACTCGCAATATTCATACCGGATCACTTCCGGCAATTTGTGAGTAAAAAGATTCGGTATCAGAAGAGGTGAGTATGGCTAACGCCTGGCTCAGATTATGGCATGACATGCCAAATGACCCTAAGTGGCGAACAATTGCCAGGGTGTCAGGGCAGCCAATTGCAACAGTGATGGCAGTGTATATCCACCTTCTGGTGAGCGCGTCACGAAATGTCACGACATGTCACGGCGTGTCACTACGTGGTCACATTGATGTCACGACGGAAGATTTAGCAAGTGCGCTTGATGTGACGGAAGAAGTAATTGATTCAATTTTACAGGCAATGCAGGGGCGGGTACTTGATGGAGATTTAATCACCGGATGGGAAAAACGCCAGGTACTGAAAGAGGACAATGGCAACGTTTCACAAACCGCGAAATCCCCGGCAGAGCGCAAGAGAGCGCAGCGCGAGAGGGAAAAATTACGAAAACAGAATGAGGGGTGTCACGACGAGTCACGCATATGTCACGACATGTCACGACGAGTCACGACAGATAAAGATACAGATAAAGAATTAAACCCCACACATAACGCGCACGTGCGCGAGAGTGCTCCGACCAGTGAGTCGAGTGGTACGCCGTTGCAGGCAGCAGAACCTGCATCCCTGGATGGACTGAGCGAACCCATCGGGAAATTTCCGATGGTCGATGACTGGCATCCGTCGCCGGATTTTCGACGACGGGCTGCGTTGTGGGGGATGGCTTTGCCGGAGCCGGAATTTACACCTGCTGAACTTGCCGCTTTCCGGGACTACTGGGCAGCGGAGGGGAAAGTTTTCACGCAGGTTCAGTGGGAGCAGAAATTCGCCCGTCACGTAAATCACGTCAGGGCGCAGGTTAAGCCAGTCAGCAAGGGGGTAAACCATGCAGCAGCACCAGGTGGCACCGCATCACGGGCAGTTCAGGAAATTCGGGCAGCACGTGAGCAGTGGGAACGTGAAAACGGATTTATCAGCGACGGAAACGGTCTGGAAGCTGTGGGAACTCATGGGGGAGGTTTATTCGAACCGCTGGACCCAGAAGAACGGGGCCGCACCTTCGAAGCTCTGGATTGCACAGATTGGCGCGATGACTGAGCAGCAAATCCGACAGGTCTGCCGCCAGTGCATGGACCGCTGCCGGGCGGGTGAAACATGGCCTCCGGACCTGGCTGAGTTTGTGGCGCTGATTTCAGAAAGCGGGGCCAATCCATTTGGCCTGACGGTGGATGCTGTGATGGAGGAGTACCGCCGCTGGCGTGATGAGTCCTGGCGATATGACGGAAGCGACAAATATCCGTGGCCTCAGCCTGTGCTGTACCACATCTGCCTCGAAATGCGTACCAGAGGGATTGAGCGCCAGATGACGCAGGGTGAGTTAAAACGACTTGCGGAACGGCAACTGACGAAATGGGCAAAGCATGTTGGTAACGGGATGAGTGTTCCGCCAGTGCGACGACAACTGGAAGGGGCGAAACACCCGCAAGGGCCAACGCCAATTGAACGGCTGAAACAGGAATACGAACGCCGGAAGGCAGCTGGTTTTATTTGAATCTGAGAAACGATTTTGTCGGAGGAAATTTTAATGGAAACCGTATTTGACGCACTGAAAGCAATGGGAAAAGCCACATCGGTAGAACTGGCCGCGCGACTTGATATCAGTCGTGAAGAGGTTCTCAACGAGCTGTGGGAACTCAAAAGAAAAGGCGTCGTTGATAAAACTGGTCACACCTGGTTTCTGGCTGGCGAAGGTGAATCCCGGGTAACCGAAGAGCGGCCAGTAAAATCTGAAGCACAGGATATGCTGACCGGGGAGGTCGAACAAAAAGTTACCGCAGACATGATGATTGAGTTTATCGGTCAGGATGGGGCTAAAACGTGTGAGGAACTGGCGGGTAAGTTCGGTGTCAGTACTCGCAAGGTTGCTTCCACGCTGGCGGTGGTAACCGCAACGGGGCGGCTGGCACGCGTTAATCAGAACGGTAAATTTCGTTACTGCATGCCGGGCGATAATTTACCAGCAGAGCCGAAAGCCGCGCTGGTAACGGAAAGTGATGGTAAGGCCTTTCCTCAGCCAGCAGGTGCTGCGTTACCAGTCCGGGAAGCCGCAACACAGGAAGAAATTAAAACAGAAACTGTGGCGGACATTGTGCAGCCGTTGCCATCGTTTACCGAAACGCAAGCAGATGAGCTGATTTTTCCGTCCCTTCGCAGGGCAAACCTGGCGCTGCGCAGGGCGAAAAGTGATGTTCAGAAGTGGGAGCGAGTCTGCGCCGCGCTGCGGGAGCTGAACAAGCACCGGGATATTGTTCGACAGATTACTGATTCTTCCCGCCGTGTTGTATCGGAAAAGTGATTGCCGGAGGCGCTTATGGCAAAAGTATTTACACAAGAAGAGCGGGAAAAAATTAAAGGGCAGGTTGTTGAACTTGTACGTCTGAGCGGTCGCGAGACGTTGCGGCAACTGGAAGCCAAGACAGGTGCGACAAGATATCTGATGAGTGTTCTCGCCAGAGAGCTGGTTGCCAGTGGCGATGTATACAACTCTGGTTACGGGTTATTCCCGTCTGAACAGGCGCGTAAGGACTGGCAAAATGCTCGCAAAAAACTCTCAAGGGCAAAGGTGAAGAAACCTGCAGTGGTTGATCCGGACCTTATCTGGTCGTTACCAGACGGCGAAATACGCCGCTACGACAGGCGCCTGAATATAATCTGTCGCGAGTGCCGGAAGAGCGAAGCTATGCAGCGTGTACTGGCATTTTATCAAGGAAATGTTAGGTATTTTAGACGTTACTAGATTAAAGAGCATTAGTTCAGATGTGAATTGACATTTTCATGGCGCAGGGTAGAGCCAGCGTGGTTGTCCGCTTTGCGTCAAAACCAGATATTACCAGATTTAGACATATATTCCCGATAGCCCTGCTCTGATGCTACACTCTGTGCTATTTTCATGACCCCAATAAAAATATTTATGACTATTGCTGATTTCAAACGGCCTAAATTGGAGCTCCCAAACGGGGCAAACAAACTACTACTGCACTCTTGCTGTGCTCCATGTTCCGGTGAAGTGATGGAGGCGCTTCAGGCCTCGGGAATCGACTACACCATCTTTTTCTACAACCCGAACATTCATCCTCAGAAAGAGTATTTAATTCGTAAGGATGAAAATATTCGCTTTGCTGAACAACACGGCGTGCCGTTTATCGATGCTGATTACGACACCGACAACTGGTTTGAACGTGCCAAAGGAATGGAATGGGAGCCTGAGAGGGGGATCCGTTGTACCATGTGTTTTGACATGCGTTTTGAGCGGACAGCGTTGTACGCTGCTGAAAATGGTTTCAGTGTGATCAGCAGTTCACTGGGCATTTCACGCTGGAAAAATATGCAGCAGGTTAACGAGTGTGGGCGGCGAGCTGTTGCGCATTATCCGGGTATGGTGTACTGGGATTATAACTGGCGCAAGCAGGGCGGCTCGTCCCGTATGATTGAAATCAGCAAGCGCGAAAAATTCTATCAGCAGGAATATTGTGGCTGTGTGTATTCTCTGCGCGATACCAATCTACACCGCAAATCTCAGGGACGCCCTCTTATCAAAATTGGCCAACTCCACTACGGAAAAGAAGAGAAGGAGTGATTTTATGGATCACCTTTCTGATTGATTTCATATTGGCGAGGTGACGTGAGTTAAGTAGAATGGCTGCGGGTGCTTGAGGCTATCTGTCTCAGGCATGAACACCAAAAGGCAGATAGAGAAAAGCCCCAGTTAACATTACGCGTCCTGCAAGACGCTTAACATTAATCTGAGGCCCAATCTATGTCTCACAAATGTAGGTTAGCCTCTTACGTGCCGAAAGGCAAGGGGAAGCAGGCTATGAAGCAGCAAAAGGCGATGTTA